CTAAATTTCCACTTTACCTTTTAATGGGTTTAGTGAAATGGCGAATTGCAAATAATCAGGTGCTAAATGAGCATATGCCATTGTTTGGTTTATGCTTGCATGGCCTAATATTTGTTGTAGTGCAACAATATTCCCCCCATTCATCATAAAATGACTAGCAAATGTATGCCTTAATACATGAGTTGCTTGTCCTCTCGGTAGATCGCTTTTTACCGCCTTTAGTTTCGTTCTGAAAGATTCATAATCAACTTTAAATAAAGCACCAGATGTTTCACTTCTTAGGAGTTTCTCCAGCTCCTCTGAGATTGGAACGGTTCGCTGTTTACCGTTTTTGGTTTTTAAAAAGGTAACTCGTCCATGCATGACTTGCTTGCCTTTTAAATTAGCCGCTTCGCTCCACCTCGCGCCCGTACTTAAGCAAAGTAGTGCTACTCGTTTTTCATCCCCATCTAATACATTTAATAACTGACGTATTTCCTCTCGAGATAAAAAAGTCATTTCTGGCTCTTTTTCTTTTAATGGTGGTAATCCCTTAATTGGATTGTCACCGTTGAATAACTCAAATTTTTTCAGAACAGTTAACATGCCGGATAAGCGGTACATGTCACGATTGATTGTTGAAGCACTAACGGAGTTGCTAAGTCTCTCTGTTCTGTGTTCAAGCAATACTTTTTTATTTAGGCGGTTTATTGCCGGATTTTTTAGGGAAGCAATAGTCTTGTTTAATTGGCGTTTTTCAATATCACCATTTTTAAGGTTAGCACCATGATATAACCACCATAAATCTAATAATTCGCTTAATGTCCGGCGATCTTGTTTTGTATCGGAAATATTCGCATTAGCCATTGTGTATCTTTCAAATGCAATAGCTTCTGCTTTTTTGTTAAAGACTTTCCTGATTCGATGTCCTTGTCGTCCAAGAGGTCTTATATCCACTAAATAACGGCCATCATCGGTTTTTTTAATAGGCATATTAAAGCCCTCCGATGTGGCAAATTGATTGGCTATCTATCCAATCAATAAAATCTAAATGTAGGTCTAGCCAGTTTTCTTCTCTGATTGGGGTAATGTTGTTGAATCTGCTCCATCAGGGGAGAGAGACGGGCTAATTTGTCCAATGGATTCGTTGGTCTTCCCTGTTAGAAGCCATAAAGTGTATTTCTCAAATCTAGGATGATTAGTAAATTTGACTATTGACGACTCCGTAAGCTGAATTCCTTTGGTTTCATAGTTATTGAGAGTTCCATAAGAGATACCTAGCAATTCTGATAGCTCTTTTCTGTTAAGCCCTTCCGCTTCACGTATTAAGCGAATTTTATCTCCAAGTCTTGACGTGTTGGTCATATGTGTCTAATATCCTCTTTAGTTGGTCACATGTGTCTAACTGTAAAAAGCCTAAAGATGCAAAGAGAAGCATTTATAAGCATTCAAGAAAAGGATTATGACATATGAGTGAGAAGAACGCAGAAAGTTATATGCAGGTCTATTACCCAGTTGATGCCGTGCCTTATCAAAAATTTGCGGAGTTAATTGGTAAAACTCCAACCGCAGTTAAAAATATGGTTGATAACAACAAACTACCGCTTATCCCTTGGCAAAATCCAGATAACAAGGCAAACGCAAAAACTCGTGGTGAGAATTGGGTTTATATCCCTGAATTTAATCGTGCAATGAGAGACGCATTTGAAAACCGTCCAAGAGAATTGCGTGACGCATGGCTTTTATGGGTAGGACTATAAGATGCTGGTGAAACAAATTACAGAGCATAGTTTTATGTATCGCGGTTTCACCATTATTAAACTGCCAAGAAAAGCAGTAACACCGATAACTCGTTATCACGTTTGGTTAGATGATCAGTCATTCGGTAAGTTTGATGCAATGGCAGAAGCAACACACTATATCGACTTATTAAAAGGTGACATTCAATGAACCAATTAATTAAACAAAGAAATAAATATAAATTAAGCAGTGAATCTTTTACTTATAAAAGTAAAAAGTATTCAAAAGCGGATAGAGTAACACTGGCTTTATGTGCCATTGTTATTGTTTCGTTTCTTGTGAAAGTTTCTATCTAGGTGTTGTTATGAATGCTGCGGAGCTTATTCAAGCAAGAGAGCAACTACAAGGCAATGATGATTTTTATCAGTCTAAAGTGGTAAAGCATTATCGCAATGATGGTCTTTCATTTGATGAGCGCGTCAGTGGTATGAATAAAACAGCAGAAGTTAGGGCTGATTTATTAAGTAAGTTAAATAAAAATAGTGATGATATTTTGATTGGTGAGTTTCTTGATTATTTAAGAAATGAAAATAATCGTATATATCAGATGATTTATTATCTTGCTGAGATAGAAAAAGAAAAGAACGGAATAGATTATTTATTATTAAAGAGGAAAGATAAAATAAAAATCATTAATGCACTTCATCAAATAAAAGTATTGAGCGCATTAATCCCAAATAAATTAGCAATGCCTATTTAATTAAAATTAAAAAATAAATGACATTTATTTGTCAGGACTTTTTATATCTGATTATCAGAGGTCTGATTATGTCTAAAGAAAGTGATGTAACCGATTTAATTAATGCCGTCAGAGAAGATGAAAGAAAATCTCGGGCGGTTTTTTATGCAGTTCGTTTGCATTCATTGATATCAAAAATAACAAGCGAACAAATGGAACGCCCTGAAATCGTTCAGTTAGTGGAAGGGGAAATCGAGAATATCGAACATCAAGCGCAGGAATGGAATTATGTCTAAAGAAATGGATTTAGCCTGTGAACAATCACTGTTGTTGCTTGATAAACAAATAAAAGCAGTAACAGGGCGTTACGTAGGTATATCAGCGTTTGAATGTGAAGATTGCGGTCGCGAAATACCCGAAAAGCGCCGTATTGCAGTAATGGGATGCACCCGCTGTGCGGATTGCCAGACAGTGTATGAGCTGAAATCTAAGCATTATCGGAGTGTTTAAGATGCAACGATATACGCATGAATTAAAAATAAACCCTCAATATTTCAATCAAGTACGTATTGGTGCGAAAAAAGCAGAATTTCGTCGGGCTGATAGAGATTTTCAGGTCGGCGATATTTTGGTTTTACGCGAATTTAATGCTATTCCACCAAGAGAATTCAGGCACCTTTTTCATTATGGCGAATATACGGGAAATATTATTAGAGCGGTTATTACTGATATCACTTGTGTTAATTCCATTTATCCAGAGTTAGGCGATAAGCCTCAATTTGTAATGCTTTCATTTTCTATTATTGGGGATGATGAATAATGGCGAATAAAACCATTCTGAAATGGGCGGGGTCAAAAGTCCGTATCATGGATAAATTAATTTCACATTTGCCAAAAGCAAAGCGCTTAGTTGAACCGTTTGCGGGTTCTTGTGCTGTTATGATGAACACAGAATATAACGAATATTTAATTGCAGATGCCAATCAGGATTTAATTAGTTTATATCATAATGTCGTAGAACATACTGAAATAATGGCACGTAAAGAGTTCTATGCGTGGGAAGAAAACAATCATAAAAATGATTACATTGCTATTAGAAAGTTATTTAATTCAATTAAGATATTAGATAAAAACGAGTGTGATCAATATATACAATCTGCTCGGTTTTTATATTTAAATCGCCATTGCTTTAATGGATTATGTCGATATAACAATTCGGGTGAATTTAATGTGCCATTCGGAACATATGCCCGTGTTTATTTTCCAGAGGAGGAAATCAGACAATTTGCTGAGAAAGCCACTAATGCCATTATCGCTTGTTTAGAATGGCAAGATACTTTGTCACTCGTTGATTTCGGTGATGGTGTTTATTGTGATCCTCCATATATGGGAGATGAAGGTAGTTTTACTAAATATCATCACACGGATTTTACTCACGCTCATCAAATTGAGTTAGCTCAAGCATTAAAGGCATTAAATCAATCACAAGGTAACCCGATTACTGCCTCTAATTCCATTCACGCCAAAGAGCTGTATGCCGATCTCGGTTTTATTATTCACGAGATTGATGCACCTCGTTCTATTTCTGCAAATGGAAACCGCCAATCAGCAAAAGAAATTATCGCCGTTTTGCCGGAGGTATGCTGATGGAACAGGGTTATGTCGATATTCAAGATCCAAAAAATGGGGTGCATATTACTGGCACTCGTTTTGCTATCGTTTATTGGAAAAAACAATTTGGATTAATCGAAGTCACTGTGATTGACGGTCGGGTTCGTCGTGAAGTGATTGCGTGGTATGACTCTGCAGTAAATGTGACGGCTGGCGTTGTTGGTGCACATGTGAGTCGTGTTATTAGTGCTGAAATTAAATCTATCTCTGAATTGATAGAGGTAATGACTCACGTTGCTAAACTGTGCGAAACGGCCATTGAAATTATTGATCCGAAGCATTTAGGCGGTGTGCGGTAATGGCTAGCCGTCTGATTGATTTTTCTCAGCCTCCTGTTTCCTATCCTGCTGATATGCAATGGACATATTGGTGGAATGGGAAACAGCATGAGCCTGTTGTTTATGAAAGACCGCTTACCCGTGAGCAATTGGCTCAGGGGCAAGCGATTTTATTCGATATTGAAAAACTGCCTCGCTTTCTTAAATCTCGCCTATTTAAGTACATCGAACATCTTAAAAAAGAGAAAACACCGAAAGAAGTTCATAACTGGCTGGTCTTTAAGTTTCATAAAAGCGTTTATCAGCGTTTGCAAGCCGTCAATGCGCGCTATGGTTTAGCGAAAGATAAACGTCAATTTTTGTTAGATAGAGATTTTGATCAAGCCATGTTCTTTAATCGCTTGCCCGATGCGCATGACAAAATATTGCGTCATATGGCGAAGTCATTTGCGAACGCGTGTGACAACTTATTCGATGAGTTGGCTGATCAGGCAATTGCTGAAAATAACGGTGATCGTGAGGTGTTACTTAACCTAAAAGTGATTAACCCTATTTATCATCAACTAGGGCAGTTAATTACCTATTTACATGTAACTCCATTGTTTTGGGGAAAAGTTCAAAAAGGGAAATTGACACCCGAAGATGCACTATCAGGATTGAGTCGGTTAACGAATGAAGATTGGTGGTTTAAAAAGTTAAAAGCTCATCGTCAGCGTTGGCGTGAGTCTTTGCATATTGCTTTTGGTGATGTGAATTCAGATAAGACGCCTTACGCCAGTAAAAATGCAGTACGTGAAGTCAGAGCGCAACGTTTAGCGAATATGAATTATCTTGAAATGATGGATATTCAAGATGTTGAATCTGGTGATCGCTTTGATTTAATGGAAAAAGTATTGGCGAGTATCGCTAACCCTAAAATTCGTCGCATGGAATTAATGGCGCAAGCCGCAGGCATTCAAAAAGTTGCCGAAGAAAGGGGCGATATTGGTCTATTTATCACCTTAACCACGCCTTCAAAATACCATCCCACCAAGCAAATTAACGTTTCTAAAGACGAGAAAAAGAAAAAAGTTCTCATTAATGAGAAATGGAATAACAGAGCATACACTCCGAAAGACGGTCAACGTTATTTAGTGAAAGTTTGGGCGAAAATTCGCACTGCTTTTAAAGATAACGATATTAACGTTTACGGGATCAGAGTTGTTGAACCTCATCATGATGCTACACCCCATTGGCATATGATGATGTTTCTGGATAAATCTCAACGTGCATCAGCGATTGAGATCATGCGTAAGTACGCCCTTGAAGAAGATGGAGAAGAACGGGGCGCAAAGAAACACCGTTTTGAAGCAAAGCATTTAAATAAAGGCGGTGCTACGGGTTATCTCGCTAAATATATTTCAAAAAATATCGACGGTTATGCGTTAGAGGGCGAAGTTGATGACGAATCGGGAGAGTTATTAACCGAGGTTGCATCAGCCGTTACTGCGTGGGCGTCTACTTGGCGTATTCCTCAATTTCACATGTTTGGCTTGCCGTCTAAAGGTGTGTGGCGTGAGTGTCGTCGTATTCGTGGTGTGAGTATCGCTGATAAGTTGGGTGATATAGCGGAAAAAGTAAGAGCGTCTGCCGATGCAGGAGATTTCGCCGCTTATATCGAGCATCAAGGAGGGCCTAACGTTAAGCGTAACCTACAAACGTTATTAGTTGCTCGTACTGTCGCCGATGAGCCGAATTCTTATGATGAAGAAGTGATGCGAATAATCGGATTATATTCACCGATAAAAAGTAGCGATTTAGTAAAAACGCGTGAGCGTCAGTATCGTTTAGTTCGTAAATCTAAGCAGGATATTGAGGCAATTGAGCATAAGCGTAAGTTAGAAACGGGGCGGGTTTTGACTTTAAAAAGCGCGATCAGCGCGCCTCGGAGTCCTGTCAATAACTGTGGATCGGGCAGTTCACCCGATATTAAAAAACCACACGATAGGGGCTTAAAATCGCCCGTATGGGGGATTTCTGAGCCTGATGTTTTTGACCTACGTTCACAATATAGCGATTGGGAGAAATCATTTGGCGAGGTTTTAGAGCATAAAAAGAGTCAGCGAATAATTTCAACCGTGTCATTAAGTGAAAATCAGGAACGTTTGATACCTGAATTTAAAGCCTTTGCCGAAAAAATGGGATTGGATTTACCACCAGACACAATGTGGTCAATGGTGATGAACGGTATGCGCCTTAGTTATGGCGATGAAGTGATTTGGTTTGAGAACGGGAAGGTTCAAATTTCATCGGCGAATAGTGAAAACGTTAATTTTGAAGAAGTGAAGCAAAAGAATATCTCAAATACACGAGATAGGGTAATGGCTAAGGTTAATAAGTTGAGAGGGATAAATGATTAAATATTTAATTTTGTTTTATTTATTGGTGTCGGTAACTCTTTTTATATACAGGACTATTAAATCTAAAAAGAGTTATCACGATAAATATAGTTTGGGTGAAGCGATAGATTATTCAATGCTATGGTCATTTTATATTTTGATTGCATCCTATTTTTTCCTTGCAGAGAGATATAGAAAATTTATTGGTATGAGTGAGGAAAGATAAAATGAAAATAAAATTTGATTTTAATAAATTAATTTATGTAGCTATGAATGTAGCAATTGTTATGTCTTTTTATTTTGGCATTACGAAGAATATCGTTGGTTTGATTAATGTTGGATATTTTTGGATCTGGTTATTAGCGATTCTCTATATTGCTATTCTTTCACTTGGAAAGAATCAAATAGCTGAAATTTACAAGCATCAATCAACAATCTGGCGTGTATATGATGCTTTAACAGACATACTTTATGTTGCTATTGCCGCTTATTTTGGGTGGTTTGTATTGGCTTCATTATTTACTTTTGGTGCCATATTAAAAGTTAGCATGAAAATTCAGCTAGGCTAGAGGGTGAGTTGGTTTCAAGACCCTTCTGACATTATAAGCCTAGTTAACTCAGTGAGTTTAAATAAAAAATGGAGAAGAACTTTTTATTCAAGTCATTCTAAAAACCTGCGAATTATTGAGTTCGCAGGTGGGGTGTTAGTTGTTACGACTCTCAATGTACCACTCGTTATCGTACATTAGATAATTCTCATCGTCCCATGAGTAGATCTCGCTAGTATCAAATGGCTCATTGTTACCAAACGTTTTTAAATCATCAGTTTTGATTACATCCTCAATTTTTTGAATATATTCATCATCGGAGTTACGAATATAATCAGCTAATTCATTTAATGAGTTACATAGCGCAGTGAGTGATTTGGCATTATTTACAGCGTTAACTAATACATCTAATTCAGGGTTGTCAGTTTTCATGATGTTATTTTCTACATTATAGATAGCCATTTTAGTTTTATTAAGTTGTTCGTTTAACGCCTCAAGAATACGATCTGTTGATGGCGCTCTAGTTGTTCCAGCAACAATGCGTCTGATAGTTCTGTCGCTCATATTCATGAGTTTTGACATTGGCGTTTGCCACTGGATGCCGAAAATTAATCTGCCGGCTTGAATTAATTTTTCTCTATCGGTCATGTTGTCGCCTTTATTAATTACCCCTATCTCTAGGGGGTTTATTGTTAAACAATTGGTGATAAATCTTTGTGATGAACCCATGAGTTAGTTACACAGTCAAAATAAGGTTTTACTGATAACAGTTTATATGCGCGAGAATTAGAAATTTTCTCACCATTCATAAACGCATTGCTGATATTGCCTGTGTTATATGCGTTAACTCTCAATCCGAAAACAGATTCCAATTGTTCGTTGTTAATATAGACGCGACGTTTACCGTAGTTTTCCCAAAACGCACAACCTAATTTAATTAATTTAGATTCTGTTGACTCTACTGTGCTATATAAACCACGCAGAGCTAACATGAATGCGATTCGGTAGTCGCCAACGATAGAAACTGTTTCTTTAGCAATTTTATGAGCTGATGTGAATAAAGCTGATTTGTTCATTTTGAAACCCTCTGGTTATCGGTCGGGACCTTTCCCTTACCGTGATTAAATAATATCGCTGTCCTAATATTAGGTCAATAGATGTGTTGCATATATTGTGATTTAAATCACAAATAACAACGAGTCTAGCAATGGCGGGGCTTTATATGAAAAAATCATGCAACAAAGTGTAAAAAGCGCAAGATCAAAAAAGGATCAAAGTTTCTCGAAGGCACCAGATATCACGGGCTTTTGTGGCATTCATGCAGGTGCATAAAAAGAGGTCGATTTAGTGCGCGGGCGTGGCGGGGTCACGATTGCGTTTTGAGGGGGTTAAAAACATTATTCCTCGCAAATTTCCGGCGCGTAGAGCGATTAAAAAAGAAAAAGATATCTGAATATCAAATAAATTACGTGCGCTTAAAATGGATTGTAGGCGCATTTAATACGGGTTTGAGAGGGTGAAAATTAGGCGGATTCGCCTTATCAAGGGGTAAAGGGTATAATAGAATCGGGTCACTATTATTATTAGTCAGACCGATACTTATACCTTACAGGTAAAAAAATACCGCCAGTGTCGGCGGTATTGTTCTTTGTGCGGTGAGGTTACTCATCATCTAATGTGTACTTATCAAACTTAATCACTTCTTCACCTAACCAATCATTAATTTGTAATATCTTGCTTTGTAGTGGTGCCAACTCATTACGAAAGAAAACCTTTGCTGCTTTTTCAACATCACCAAAGCCACCGGTATTCTGTGGAATGATCCCCATCATTTGAGGCGGTACGCGGTGTGCTGCTAACATATCGTCACGGCTGACATTCTTGATATTGAGAAATTCATCTTTTGCCGCAATCTCACTTAATGGAATAACTTGCACCCCATCTTTCTTGCCGTTCGGTGCGTGGATAAACAGGTTGCGGAAATTGCCGGGGCCTTTTGAGTTTTGCATTGCGCTACGGATTTTATCAATGTCGCTTTGGTTTTGTGAGGCGTCACTGACGTATAAAATAAATCCGGCATGGCTTCCGTTGCGATAATATTTAACACGAAACAAGGTTGCTGCTTCATTCAGTAGCACTGACATCGTGGAGGCCAGATATTCTGGTAACCCGTATAGCTCTTGATTTAAGTCGGGTTCGTATAACTGAAACACGCTACCGGGCTTAAATTCATACGGCTTTGAGTCATAGCCATAGCGCACAAACCAATAGCTATCATCAGCAACACCACGGCGGGTATATTTGGCGAGAACGGGGGTGAGTTTTAATAAGTTCCCCACCATATTATTACGCCGTTCAAGGTAGGCATTGCCAAAGGTTAAGAAGTCGAGCGCAAACCGGCTAAAGTCTAACTTAGAGAGAAAACGGTTAGGCTGAAATGTGCTGACTAAAATATTACGTTTGACATAAATTGCACTGCTATGATGCGTCGCCGCACGAAACAGTTTTGATAATCCATCAAAGCTAATCGGTGGCTCATACCAATTATCAATTTGCGCACATTCCAGATAATCAAAAATTTCTCGTTTATCTAACACCGGGACGGGATCACCAAAGGTAAAGGCTTCCATGCTGTTATTGGTGGTTGCCGTTTGTTGTGCTTTAAAACGCTTTTTATTTTTACGGCTCATTAATAAATCTCCACAATATTATTACTGTTCTCGGTGGTGCCGGTTAATGGTTCGTTGAAAAGGGCATGCATCGTTGCCCATGCAAGGTCAGCGTGTCCGCTTTCTTCACTACGCGAGGCCTCATAGGTTGGGCGGTTACCGCTTCCTGTGGTGGTACGACGAATGGATGTAAAGGATTGAATGATATCAACGCACTGCGCATCGAACTCTAAGCGTCCGTGACTAATCACGTCATAGGCTTTAATGACTAAGGCATTTTTGACATTCGGGTTATAAATAAACTCACGCGCAGCAGGGAAAAACTGGATAACATTCTGATAAACCCCATGCCCTAAGCCGGTGGTATCAATACCCATATATTCCACATAGAAACGTTCGGTGATTTTTTTAATGGCGTCAGCTTGTGCGCGAAAATCCATACCACGCCATTGATGGCGTTCTAATATGCGGAATTTTCCTCCGGGTACTTTCGGCGGCGCGATAACCACACAACCGGCACTATCACCATTTTCACCGCCTTTGCTGGGGTCGTAACCTACCCAAACCGGATCATAACCATAAGGGCGCAGCGCTAACGGTTGAATGTCGTCCCACACTTCCCAACTGTCCACCATGCAGTTTTGCATCATGTTAAAGTTGAATAGGGATTCGATATCATCCATAAAGTGACACATTAACAGGTTGTTATATTCGTCCGGGCTATACTCTTTTTTGAGTTGCTCTAAATCGAATAAATCACAACCGCCTCGTAGTGCATCTTCAATATTGACGATTTGTCGCCATTGCCCATCTTCACATAAACGTCCATTGACTAAGGCTTCATGTGAGATATCAATATCAACTCTGTCTTCTTTTTTGCGCCCGCGGTTATACAGCTTGCCTGACCAAAAGGGGTACGCTTCATGGCTCATGGTTGACGGTGTTGAAAAGTAGGTTTGTCGCCAATGTTTTTGTATCGCCATACCCGAAGTCACTTTGCGTAACTCCTGAAATTTCGGGATCCAAAAGGTTTCATCCAGATATAAATTACCGTGATAACTTTGTGCTGTGCGTGCATTAGTGCCAAGGAAATAGAGCGTTGCACCGTTGCTTAACATCAATGGGTCGCCTTTTAATTCAACATCAACCTCCAATGCCATTTTGATAATGTATTCACGGAACATATAGGCTTGCGCTTTACTTGCCGACAGGAAAACCTGATTACGTCCGGTGGTCAGGGCATCAATAAAGGCTTCTCGCGCAAAGTAGAATGTTGCGCCGATTTGACGGGATTTTAAAATATTGCGGATACGGTGATGACCGGCGCGATACCACACCTTTTGATATTCAAACAACGTATTGCGAAAGATATCTTCCAGTTTTTCAATTTGTTCTTCTGAAAAGAAGTTTTTCTCTGGCTGACGGCGTTCGCCTTTGTTGCGGTTGGCAATCTTAGGATTAAGGTCCGTTTCATTACCGCCGTTTTGATATTTTCTGATCCGCGCCATGCGTTCGAGTTGACGTCCTAACAAGTCGATTTCTTTAAAATCTTTGCCTTCTTTGCTCTCTTTTAAAATTAGATTGCAATAACGTGCCTCAACGGTTAGCTCTGCGCGTTCGGTAGGGCTGATTTCATCCCAATTATCGCGGCGTTTCCAACTGTGAATAGTGGACGCCTTCTCGCCTAGCGATTCCGCTATGCGAGCAATGCGGTAACCGGCAAAATACAGGTGCATTGCTTTTTTTCGGTTATCAAATGTTTCTGTAATAGTCATTGCACAATCACGATTTCTTGCTTAAGTTACGGCTAGTCTATTGACCGCTGATCACCTATTCGCTTTATTCCCGTTGTGCCATATCTCAGACAAACCCTATCCATTGTTTAACGCCCCTTTTAACCGACAACATACAGACCAACGAATAAACGGATGCAGTCTGGAGTAGTGCATGTCGAAGAAATCAAAACCGGTTCGTCTTTGTGTTGAAGGGGCGACAACGGACGGGCGTCGAGTTGATCGCGAATGGTTAACCCAAATCGCGAAAAACTTTGATCCCACGGTTTATGGTGCGCGAGTCAATATCGATCACTATAACTATTCATGGGCACCACGCTTTGGTGATGTGGAGTCGGTGTATACCGAGGAAATTAAAGAAGGGGCACTGGCGGGTAAGTTGGCACTGTATGGTGTGATCAATCCGACGCCTGATTTAATTGAACTCAATAAAAAACGTCAAAAAGTCTATACCTCTGTTGAAATTGACCCGAGTTTTTCAGATACCGGCGAAGCGTATTTAGTCGGGCTGGCGGTCACCGATAACCCCGCGAGTTTAGGCACTGAAATGTTGCAATTTAGTGCTAATGCACAAAGTAGCCCGCTTTCAGAGCGCAAACAAAGCAAAGATAACGTTTTTACTGCTGCAGAAGAAAATCACTTTGAATTTATTGATGAAAACCCGCAGAGCGAGAAGCCGGGGCTTTTTAGCATTATTAAAGAGATGTTTTCTAAAAAACAACACAGTGATGATGCGCGATTTACCGATGTGCATCAGGCGGTGGAGCTGTGCGCCCAAGAAGTACAAACCCTTTCTGCAGAAATTACCGCATTAAAAAACGCTGACCAAAGCGAAGCGGTAAAAGCGCTCACGCAACAACTCACGGAATTAAAAACCCAATTTGAAAATACAGACGCCTCGTTCTCACATCGTCCGCCGGCCACGGGTGGCGAAAATAATAGCGAAGTGCTGACGGATTGCTAAGGTAGTGAACAGACCATGAAAAAAGAAACTCGTTTTAAATTTAATGCGTACCTCACGCAACTCGGTAAAATTTACGGTGTTAGCGCACAAGAGTTTAGTGATACAAAGGTTCAAATTGAACCGTCTGCCGCGCAAACGCTGGAAACCAATATTCAGCAGTCAGCAGAATTTTTAACACACGTTAATATCGTGCCCATGGATGACCAAGTGGGTGAAGCCATCGGTTTAGGTATCGGCTCAACTATCGCAGGCACTACCGATACAACAGCAAAAGAGCGCGAAACAAGTGATCCGATTAAGCTGACCAAAAATAGCTATCATTGCCAGAAAACCGATTACGACACCCACCTTGATTACGCGAAAATTGATATGTGGGCGAAGTTTTCCGACTTTCAAACCCGTATCCGCGATGTGATTATCCGTCGTCAGGCATTAGACCGCATTATGATTGGTTTTAATGGTACACACCGCGCCGATAATTCTGATCGGAAAAAATACCCCTTACTGCAAGATGTGAATTCAGGCTGGTTACAAAAAGTACGCGAGCGTGCGCCAGAGCATGTGATGGGCAGTGAAACGAAAGACGGCGCAACCACAGCGAAGCCTATTATGGTCGGTAAAGGGCAAGCTTATCAAAATCTTGATGCATTAGTGCAAGATACGGTCGATACTGCGATTGATCCTGAATATCAGGACGATACCGGTCTTGTTGTGATTTGTGGGCGTAAATTATTGGCTGATAAATATTTTCCACTGGTTAATAAAGACCAAGATAACAGTGAAAAACTGGCGGCAGATACCATTATCAGTCAGAAACGTATTGGTGGTTTGCCTGCTGTACGTGCGCCGTTCTTTCCTGGCAATGCATTTTTTATCACTCGCCTTGATAACTTGTCGATTTATTTCCTTGCGGATTCTCGTCGTCGTCAAGTGTTAGATAACCCAAAACGCGATCGTATCGAAAACTACGAGTCAGTGAATGAAGATTTTGTGGTTGAAGATTTTCGCGGTGTGGCACTGGTCGAAAATATTGTTTTTGAAGATGTAAAAGAGACATCGCCAGAAACAAAAAAAGAGGGGGTAGCTTCTGAAAATGAAGTCGTCAAAGACGACAAAGCAGTAACAGAAGAAACACCAACTGAAAATAAAAAGGCGAAATAATGGCATTATCTCCGTGGGAAAAACACCGCATGAGCCTTAGCGCGCAACAGTCCAGCCAATTGGGTGGACATGTTAGCCGCAATACACAGGGCTATCACATGATGCTGTTACGTCTTGCGACAGATAAAAAAGAGCTAAAACATTTTCAGTCACGCGAACGCAAAGAAGCTTATAAGCGCAAGATATTAGCCAATTATCAGCCGTGGGTTGATGGGGCATTGTCCGGTGGTAGCGGTGTGCAAGATGATGTTTTAATGACGATTTTGCTGTGGAAAATTGATGCGGGGGATTATGACGGGGCGTTAGATATTGCCGTTTACGCATTAGCTAACCGTTTAGTGATCCCCGGTGTTAACCGCACCACGGGCACCGTGATTGCCGAAGAAATCGCCGATTCTGCCATGCGAGCGTATGCCGTGAAATCACCGGTTTCATTGGCAACATTAGAGCGTACACGTGCTTTGACCGATGATGAAGATATGCCTGATGAAGTGAGGGCAAAACTCTACAAAATCTTAGGGTTAGTGCTACGCGATAATAATCGCCCACAAGAAAGCTACTGCGTATTAAGTCGAGCTTTAGAGTTAAACATGAATATCGGTGTGAAAACCGAATTAAAACAACTCGATAAAGTGCTTAAAGCCCAGCGTGACGCTGAAAAAGCATAGTGACACCACGTCAGGGCGGCACGGAAAAAGCAATTTGCTTTCTTTCGTCCACCGCCCACCTATTTTAAGGTTTTCTTATGGATTATGTTTCTGCTAACCCTGTGCCACAAAAAGACGAACCCATTAAAAATAATGGCTTTTTCCCTGATATTCAAACTCGTGATTTTCAATTGCAAACTCGCGTCGATGGCACAGTGACACCGGAACGGCTGAAAAGCACGTTATTGAACGCCATGATTGAAGTAAATCGTGAATTGTATCAGTGGCGTATTGGTCAAGCTGCGAAAACATTAAAAGAGGTGCCCGCTGAACAGATTAACGGTGAAAGTGAACTGATGATTTTATATCAGCGTGCGGTGTTCTGTTTTGCAAAAGCCAGTTTAATCGAGCGTTATCGCGATATTGATACTACCGCACAAGGTAATAAAAAAGCCGACACCATGACGCCGGCTATTGATGAAGTGTGGCGTGATGGCAAGTGGGCGTTACAACGTATCAAAGGGGAAACCCATAACACGGTGGAGCTTATCTAATGCGGATTTATACCCAGCAAGGGGACACCGTAGATGATATTTGTTGGCGTTACTTTGGTCAGTCATCCGGCATGATTGAACAAGTATTAGAAGCCAATCCGGGGCTGGTTGAATTAGGGGCAATATTACCCACCGGCACCGCGATTGAGTTACCGGATACGCCTCAACAACACAGCACCACACCGATTTTACAACTTTGGGATTAACCCCTTTAAGGGGGAAGGTATGAAGAAGATGCCCTATAAAGATCCAAATAATATGAATTGGTTTACTGCCTTATTAATTGCCGGTATGGCGGTTTTTGGTGGTATTGCCAGTTATGCCAATAAAATAGTGAAAGGGGAACCGTTCCGCTTTGCCATCTTATTTGCACAAATTGTTGTCTCTATGTTTTCAGGGGCATTGATTTTATTCGGTGCAAGTTATTACCAGTGGCAACCTGAAATTGCCGGCGCTATTGCCGGTATGGCGGGCTGGTCTGGTGCTGCATTGGTCAGTGCGTTAGAAAAAAGATTCTTAAGGAAGGTCTCTGGTGAATAAATTTATCTTTAGCCAGCGCAGTAAAAATAATCTTAGTGGCGTTAATCCGCTATTAGTGAAAATTGCTTATCGTGCGTTAGACATTTCTACGGCGGACTTTGCAGTGATTGAAGGTGTTCGCACACTTAAAAAGCAAAAAGAAAATGTGAAAAAAGGCGTTTCAAAAACATTAGACAGCCGTCATTTAACAGGCGATGCCATTGATATTTTGCCTTCTGCGATTAAACCAGAGATGGAATGGCACCCGCATTTTTTTGAGCCGATTTTAAGAGCCTTTAAACAAGCGGCAGATGAAGAAGGGGTAACATTACGTTTTGGTAAAAACTGGAAAAGTGATCCCAGTTTACCCGTTGAAACCCGCTTTCCTGATTATCCTCATATTGAGATCCCACGATGAAAAGGAACGTACTGCTTATTATTGTGGCGGGTGTGATGGGCTTGCTACTGATATTTAAGTTTGATGCTTTGCTCACTGAGAATAGCCAGCTTAAGGGTGACAATCTTGCCCTTAAGCAAAATGTTATCAGTCATCAAGACGCCATTGAACGCTATCAGGAAGAGCTTGCCCGCTTATCAGAACTGGATAAACAACACACAAAGGCGCTAACCGATGCAAAAAATGATATTAGCCGGCTTAATGATGAGTTGCGCAATAATACTAAACGGGTGTACATCAAAGCCGATTGCCCCAACCCCGATAATCACACCACCGCCACCGCCGGCATGGGTAATGCAACCTCCGCACGACTTACCGAAACAGCTCAACAAGATTATTTACGTCTCCTCGAAATGATGGCGGAGAATAAGGCGCAAACGGAATATTTGATTGATTATACAAATCGATTATTACAATACATCAATAAGTTAAACCATGAAAAAGCCTGCAAACCTACGTGATACCTTAATTAAAAAGGTGGCCTATTTAGGGGATAACCCCGATAGGCTCTACACCTTTATTGACGGCGGGGCGATTGTGGCAAGTGGTGCCCGTAGTCAATCTTATGAGTATCAATACAATCTCAATATTATTATTGATGATTATCCCGGTGACCAAGATGTGTTAATGGCGGTGATCATTGGTTGGATTGAACAGCATCAACCTGATATTTTCCTTAATCCCGATAAACGCCAAAGTCATTTTACCTTTGATGCCTTTATTGATAGCAACCAGACCGCCAGTATTAGCATTGATTTAAAGTTGACTGAGCGTGTCCTCGTTAATGTGCAAGCGGATAAATTGGTTGTTGGTGCCATTGAAGAGCCGGCTGATCCGTTTGAAAGTTGGGAGAGTGTGGCTCATGAACGCTGATGATTTCAGCCCGTTAACCCAAGCATTAGCCGCTATGTTGGCAAAAGCGTCACCCAATGAACGTAAAAAATTAGCCCGTGAAATTGCCCGTGATTTACGCAAAAGCAATTTACAACGTATCCGTGCGCAAAAAAATCCCGATGGAACGGCATTCACCAAACGTAAAGCATCAACGGTTACCGTGTTGCGAGGAATGAAATTTGTCTGGAAAGGACAGGCTCGCAGTTTAAAAAATTGGCGATTACGCAAAACAAAAAAAGGTGAGGTGATCACCGGTTACGACTTGGAAAAGAAAGTCGAGCGTAGTTTTTATAAGCGCGATATTTTGCGTTTTATTGAAGTGAAAAAAGACAAAATCAGCACCTCAAAACCCAATAAACAGACTCGCATGTTTAAGCGTTTAGCCACTGCCCGTTATTTGCGTATGTCGGCCAATGATAAAGGTGTCACGCTTTCTTTTGCTCCGCAAGTGGCGGGCATTGCTGCCGTGCATCATTACGGTTTAAAAGAGCGTGTGCGAGGTAAGTCATTAGAAATTCAATATCCTGAAAGAAAGCTATTAGGCTTTTCACCGGAGGATATTAAACATATCGAAAATCAATTACTGGAATTCCTTTCTCGTTAATTGTCCTGTCTTTGAAACAATCCCAATCCCGTGCGTTTTTTTATTTCCCGTTGCACATTGCGGGTATGAATATCGCAGAACTTATCCGAAAAATACAAAACTTGATCCGCACTGGCGTTGTGATTGATGTCAGTGCGGAAAAAGGGTGTCGAGTTAAAACGGGCGACAATGAAACCGACTGGCGCCCGTGGCTCACTGCGCGTGCAGGAAAATCGCGTTCATGGTGGGCGCCGAGTATCGGCGAACAAGTATTATTGCTGTCAATCGGTGGTGATTTAACCACCTCGTTTGTGTTGCCGGCAATATTTAGTGACGATTTTTCAGAGCCGTCAACCTCATTAACGGCACATCGTCATGAGTATGAAGACGGGGCAGTGATTGAGTATGAGCCAGCAACGGGAGCGCTAATAGTCACGGGAATTAAAACTGCCGAGATTGAAGCCAGCGAGTCGGTCAAAGTCACGTCACCTGACATTACGTGTGTCGCGACAAGCAAAATCATCTTAGATACCCCTACCGTTATTTGTACGAACAACTTAACTACGGGATCACTGACGGTACAAAAAGGCGGCACCATGACCGGTGATATTACCCATGTTGGTGGGAAAATGTCCTCTAATGGCGTGGTGGTTTCAACCCATACCCACGGTGGTGTGCGTACCGGTGATGATAATACGGGGCAACCACAATGAACTATCTCGGCATGAATGCACAAACCGGTGAACGTATTACCGATATTGAGCACGTTCGCCAGTCGGTGAGAGATATTTTTAACACACCCATTGGTAGCCGATTGATGCGCCGTGAATATGGCAGTTTGCTTGCCGATTTAATTGATGGCCCAGTTAACGCCAAGATGCGATTGCAATTAATGTCAGCGTGTTACACCGCAGTTTATCGTTGGGAGCCACGTATTGTGATGACGGCCATTGATATTCATAGCCAACAGGAACAGGTGATTGTCGATATCGCCGGCTATTACGCCCATAACCAACAACCGATTAATTTCTCTCTACCGGTGACATAACATGCCAACGATTAATTTAAGCCAATTAACACCGCCCGATGTGATTGAGTCGTTAGATGCAGAACAATTATTACGCGAACGCAAAACGGCATTGATTGCCGCAATGCCCGTCCATTTGCGTGATGCGGTTGCTAATACGTTATCGTTAGAGTCGGAACCGCTGACCAAGTTGTTAGAAGAAAACGTCTATCGTGAGTTGTTATTGCGCCAGCGTATCAATGAGTCTGCCCGCGCGGTGATGGTGGCGTATGCAAAAGGGGCGGATTTAGATCAGTTAGCGGCGAATTATAATTTATCGCGTTTAGTGTTACGCCCTGCCAATAACAACACTATTCCGCCTACACCGGCGATTTTAGAGTCTGACGATGATTTGCGTTTACGCATTCCCGCCGCGTTTGAGGGGCTAAGTGTTGCGGGGCCGGTGGGCAGTTATGAATTTCATGCCCGTAGTGCCGATGGTCGGGTATCCGATGTGTCCGCGATCAGCCCAACGCCGGCAAATGTCACTATCTCGGTGTTATCTCGTGAGGGTGACGGCACCGCATCGGAAGAATTACTGCGCATTGTTGAGCACGCGTTAAACGATGAAGATGTGCGACCAGTTGCTGATCGCATCAAAGTGCAATCCGCCCAAATTATCCCTTATCAAATTGATGCCACGTTGTTTTTATTTCCGGGGCCTGAGTCGGAGCCGATACGCAAAGAAGCAAATCAACGTTTGACGCAATACATCACAGAGCAACACCGCTTAGGGCGTGATATTCGCCTGTCAGCGATTTATGCCGCGTTGCATGTGGAAGGCGTGCAACGTGTGGAATTAAAACAACCCACTAAAGATGTGGTACTGGATAAAACGCAAGCCTCCTATTGTACCCAAAGCACCTTAATCATTGGTGGTTCGGATGAATAGCTTGTTACCGTCAGGCAGTAGCCCATTAGAAAAGGCCGCCGCTATTGCTTGCCAGTCCTTGCAAACCTTGCCGGTGCCTTTACGCCAATTATGGAACGCCAGCACATGCCCCGTTGAGTTATTGCCATATCTCGCATGGGCTTGGTCGGTTGATAGATGGGATGAAAACTGGTCAGAATCCGTTAAGCGCCAAGTAGTACGGGATTCGATGTTTATTCACCGGCACAAGGGCACCATTGGCGCACTTAAGCGCGTGGTCGAGCCGTTAGGTTACATCATCAAAGTCACTGAGTGGTGGCAAACCGACGATCCGCCGGGCACATTTCGCCTTGATGTGGGCGTGCAAGAAAACGGCATTACTCAAGAAATTTATGACGAATTAGAGCGTTTGATCGCTGATGCACGCCCTGTTAGTCGGCATCTCTTAGGGTTATCTATCAACCTTGATTCGCAAGGTGAATTTTATCTTTCTGCCGCGACATTTAGCGGTGATGAGTTAACGGTTTATCCGTATTTTGCAGAAGAAATTACCGTGTCTGGTGCGCCATTAACGGCGGTCGGAGTACACATTATTGATAAAGTTGAGGTCGCACATGAGCGCTAAATTTTTCGCCTTATTAACGGTGATTGGTGCCAATAAATTGGCAAAAGCCACGGCACTAGGCACCACCTTAAAAATTACCCAAATGGCCGTGGGTGACGGTGGCGGAATGTTGCCAACACCCGATACACAACAAACTAAACTCGTCGGCGAAAAACGTCGCGCGGGATTAAATACCTTATTTGTTGATCCAAAAAACGACAGTCAGATAATTGCTGAACAAGTGATCCCTGAAAATGAGGGCGGTTACTGGATACGTGAGATTGGTTTATTTGATGATGAAGGCAGTTTAATTGCTGTAGGTAATTGCCCCGAAACTTATAAACCCCAATTGCAAGAGGGAAGCGGGCGCACACAGACTATTCGCATGATATTAACCGTTAGTCATACCGAGTCAGTCGAGTTAAAGGTTGACCCCTCGGTGATATTGGCGACCCGTGAATTTGTCAATGATGCCATTGAAAGTGCCTCAAAACAGACATTGGAGGAAGTCGCTAAGCTTTATGCCACCAAAGCCGAATTAAGCACGGGATTAAGTAAGGTACAAAAATCAGCGGATGCCGCTAACACGAACGCCAATAGTCGCGTACCTAGTACCCGTAAAGTGAATAATAAACCATTGAGTACCGATATCACCTTAACGGCGGGTGATGTGGGCGCAGCAACGCCGGCGCAAGTAAATGAAGCCAAGACCGCCGCATCTAATGCACAGACCACAGCAAACAGTGGTGTGAGCAAAGCGGATGCCGCACAGAAAACCGCAAATGATGCTGTAAGTAAAGCTAACGCCGCGCAAACTGCCGCAAATAATGCCAATACTAACGCTAATGGTCGTGTACCTAGCACCCGTAAAATCAACAACAAACCATTAAGCACAGATATTACGTTAACGGCGGGCGATGTAGGTGCTGCAACACCGGCACAAGTGAATGAAGCCAAGACTGCCGCATCCAATGCACAGAACACGGCAAACAATGGGGTGAGTAAAGCGGATGCCGCACAGAAAACCGCTAACGATGCAGTAAACAAAGCTAACGCAGCACAAACTGCCGCAAATAATGCCAATACTAACGCTAATGGTCGTGTACCTAGCACCCGTAAAATTAACAATAAACCACTGAGTGCAGATATTACGTTAACGGCGGGTGATGTGGGTGCTGCAACACCGGCACAAGTGAATGAGGCCAAGACTGCCGCAAACAATGCTAACAATAATGCCAATGGGCGGGTGCCTAACACGCGTAAAGTAAATGGTAAGCCACTAAGTGCTGATATTCGTTTAACGGCGGGTGATGTGGGTGCTTTAACTCAAGGGCAAGCTGATGCTAGATACCAAACTAAAGGAACAAATTCTAAATTAAAATTAATATGGAATAAATTCGTCGGCAGTGGAGGTGTTGTTGACTTACCTGAAGATATTCGTGGAAAGTTTGCGCTTATTGCAACAAATATTAATGTTGAAATTTATGCATTAACG